TCAAAGGCTATTTAGTTTATCAATTACTTGTTGTTTGGCTCTTTTTGTTACATGGTTATAAATAGACAGAGTTGTGTTTGCATCAGAATGCCCTACACGCTCCATAATGGCTTTAAGAGGTACGCCTAATTCAGATAATAGTGAAACGTGGCTATGTCTGAATATATGTGAGGATAGACTTTTTTCTAATTCCAACTCTTCCTCTACTTTATGGAGTATAGCGTTAAATGAGTGCAGCGCAAGCGGAGTGCCACTTGTAGATATAAATATATATTGATCGGGATCTGTGGGTCTACCTGCAAGAATATTGTCAGCTATCACACTTTCAATCAATTCTTTTGCACGATTGGGTAATTGCACTTCACGTTGCGAATAAGTATTTTTTGGAGTTGTTTTTATAGCATTATCCATTTTCACAGATGTGTAATCTAAGGTCCCATTAATGGAAATTTTCCCATCCTCATAGTCCTTCATTTGCAAAGCTAGCAATTCCCCATATCTCAAACCAGTTAAATATAGAAACTCAGCTATTATGCCGTGTAGTTTTCTGCGAGGATTGGAGTATAGCTGTTTCAGTATTTGATCAATTTCTTCTTTCTCCAGATATTTTTTATTCATAGAAAGCCTTCTTTTTTCTTCTTCCACTTTTTTAGGATGGATTTTAACTGCTAGCGCAGGGTTTCTTTGAATGTATTTTCTATCGATTGCATAGTTTAGCATAACAGATAGAGTTGTTTTTGTTTGTTTTGTGTAGTTCAGTGAGAGGTCACCAAACGTATACATATCTTCAATTATCTTATTAATGAGTGTCTCATCAATGTTTCTAACGATCGTATCATCGCTTATGTGCTTAGAAACATGTTTCATCATCATTGGAACCTTCAAATAGCTAGTACGTTTAACATGCTGCTTATAATATTCATACCATTCTTTATACAGCTCACCAAAAGTGATATCTGATTTATTGTAATCTTCGAGTGCTTCTTTAATTTTTTTATCTAGAATTTTCTGAGCTTTTTTCCACGCTTGTGGTGAATTACTTGTAAGTGTTGTAGATTTTTTCCGTGTTTTTTCTGTATAAGGATCTACATATCTTTCAATAAACTTGAATCGCCCATCTTTGGTTTGTTCAACCCACACTTTTAACATCTCCTATCATTTGCTATAATAGGCATAACAAATAGACCTATATAGGTTTGTTTTCTAAAAGCACGCTCTTACTCTGGACGGTGGGGCGTGTTTTATTATTACTTAATTTCTTTAATGTATTTTTGGTATTGTTTTTTAGAAACTTCAAACTTATTATCACAGGCTTTACACGTCACGCTATAATTTTTTTGTAATAAAGGAACAAAAAAAGATAATAGCATCATTATTCCTCCTAAAGGAATCATTATTAACCATCCAATTATAGGAATCCAAAAGCCGAAACTTAGAAGCATTAGTCCTATAAAAAAAAGCATACAACCATTTGATCTAGGGGACGTTACAGAAACTCTGTTACTGCCACAATTTTTACATGTAATAATATGTTGACCTAAATTTTTTTCCATCCTAACTCTCCATTTCTATGGTAAAATAGATTTGACTTTTTAAATGAAGTCGCTCTCATAAGTCCGTGTTGCAGCACGGGCTTTTTTCTTTATAACTTTTTTAGAGATTATAGGCAAAATAGTAGGGTATAAAAATATATTATTGAATTCCGTATTTAGAAAATCCTAATTGAACTTCACCGGAAGTCTTTTGCTGTGTTGTACGCAATGCTTCTTCTTCAGACATTCCATTCTGTACTTTCCATGCAACAGGCGACATCCCGTATTTGTTAACAAAATCAGTAAGTGATAAAGTGTCAGCGTCTTGCTGAGCGCTTGTTTGTTGGTCTTCTGGATTTTGTTGAGATGCTGCTTGTTGTTCTTTCTGATCTTGACTGATAATATTGCCAGCATCATCTGTAGTCAATCCATTTTCATAAAGGGCCACGCCGAAAGCTTCCCACTCTTTGTTGGACCAATTTGCACGATCAGCTGGAGTTGACTGTAAAGTGCGTTGTTTCATCTGTTCATATGTTTCTTCTTGAGGTGCGGTTTGGATTGTACTCTGACTGGAGCTTATAACTGTTGGGCTAGGTTCCGCCGTAACTTGGTTGGAGCTTGTAACTGTTGAACTAGAATCTGTTTTAGATGTAGATTTGCTAGTAGATGAACTGGTTTCAGTTGTTTCTTTTGTTTTACTTATTTTTGTTTCTTGGTTAGAAGTGGCATCTGTTGATTCAGCTTTTTTATTATTTGAACAAGCTGAAAGTAGCAGAGCAGTACTTAACAACAACATAACGCTAACTTTTTTCATTTTTTACTCCTCTTTTCTTTGATACAATAAGTTGTAAAGAAGCCTATTGTTAGGTTTGTTTTTTCATAGAACACGCTCGCTTTGGTCGGTGGGCGTGTTTTTTTATTTTACAGACTTTCGAAAACTAAAGTAGCTTGGATTCTATCGCCACCACCGAAACCTTTACTACCACCGTTTGTAGTGGAAATAGTGTGTAATCGATAACCTTTAGAACACTGTCTATTTATAGTGTTTTCAAGTTCTGATAGGTTTTGCGACCCTTTTCCTATAAATTTTTCTTTTAATACAACTTGCAATACAACGTAACTTGGCATATTCTTTTCCTTCTTTCTACTATGATAATAAATACTAACCCCTAGCCGCAGCGTCAACTTCGACTGGGGTATTTTTTTATAAAACGACTACGCCATAAATTTTAAAATCATCTGTATCACAGATTGATATATCCTCATATTTTTTATTTAAACTCACTAGCTTGTTACCTGACAGTTTTTTAACAAACGCTTCATTATTTACTTGGCATACGATTATCTGACCATCACGCACATCTGATGTGCTTTTAATAAAGATAACTTGTCCATCTTCGAAAAGCGGTAACATTGAATCACCGTTTACCTTAACTGCGAAATCATGTTCAGGTATCACGCCTTCATAACTTACTTCGTCCACAATTTCATCATCTAGCCATTCACCTGTTCCAGCGGACACATAACCTCGAATTTCAATTGTAGTTTTCGGACGTTTGTTTTGTTCTCTCAATTGATATTCCGCAAAGTTGTAGACTTTTGTTTTTCGTGGTCGATCTAATTGATTGTAGATTGATTCGATGGATGGAACACCATTTTCCTTATCTTCTTTTGGAACATCGTAACCAAGCAACCACGCCTCGCTCACATTTAAAGTTTTAGCCAGTAAATAGAGTTTGTGCTGGTCGGGTGAGGATTTACCATTGACGTATTGCGATAAATGACTTTTTGACATTTTTATTCCAGTTTCTTTTTGTAAAGGTAAAGACATATTCAAAATATCAACTTGCTTTAAATTTCTTTCAGACATTAACTGATTGAGTCGTTGCTGAGTCGTTTGCTTCATACTATGTCTCCTTTCTGATACTTATTATATACCTAGTTGAACATAAGTTCAATAAAAAAGTTAAATTAATTTGAACTTTTATGTTGACAATGTTTTATGCAGGGGTTATACTTTGGCTATAAAGTTCAAAACATTTGAACTGGAAAGGAGCAAATTAATATGAGTTTTGATTATTCTAAGTTGTCGGGAAAAATTGTTGAGAAATATGGAACGCAATACAATTTTTCAATCGCTTTAGGTTTGTCGGAAAGAAGTTTGTCATTAAAGTTGAATAACCGAGTACCATGGAAAAGCACCGAACTTCAAAAAGCCATTGAATTGCTAGACATTCCAAAAGAAGAAATTGGCGAATATTTTTTTAATTTAGAAGTTCAAAATATTTGAACTTAAGAAAGGGATTCGAAAAAATGAACACACCACAAATTTTCAATTTCGAACAAAACGAAGTTCGAACGTTTCTGGAAAATGACGTCCCATATTTTGTAGCGAATGACGTTGCAAAAACTTTGGGATATAAAAATCCAAGCAAAGCTACTAATGATCATTGTAAAAAAGCGATTGAAACATGGGGTAACGATTCGTTAGGTCGTCGCCAAAAGTTCAAAATCATTCCAGAATCAGATGTTTATCGCTTGATTATCAAATCGAATTTACCAAGCGCTGAGAAATTCGAATCTTGGGTAATGGAAGAAGTCCTTCCGGCAATCAGAAAAACAGGTAGCTATTCAAATGTACCTCAAAGTTTTGCACAAGCATTGCGTTTAGCAGCAGATTTAGAAGAAAAGAACCAATTACTCGAACAACAAATTGCCGAGTACGAACCAAAGATTAGCTACTTAGATACGATTCTTTCATCGACAGATACGGTAGCTACTTCTCAAATTGCAGCTGATTACGGAATGTCGGCAATTGCTCTAAACAAATTGCTAAACGAGTTAGGTGTTCAACATAAAGTTAGCGGACAATGGATACTTTACCGAAAACATATGAACCAAGGATACACAAAATCGCACACAAGTGAGATACCTAAAGCCGATGGTGGCACTAAAATTGTAATGAATACCAAATGGACACAGAAAGGGCGTCTATTTATCTACGAATTACTAAAAAAAGAAGGATATTACCCTCAAATGGATTTAGAGGAAATTTGTTAGAAAGGAGTTTTAGTATGACTGACATTGCAGAAATCACTCAACGAGATAGAGAAAAAATCAAAGAATATGTCGAAAGTTCGAAGTTCTTAACTTACACCATGCTTGCTGAAAGATTTGGAATTAGTAAAAGCTATTTATCTTTAATTTTAAACGGTAAAAAGACTTCTGCAGAAGCAAACAGAATTATAGATTCGATTATCACTATGTACGAATTGTAGAGGAGGAAAACGAAATGAAAAAACCAACGCTTTCGGAGTTGATAGAAGCTACTGAGAAGGCAGCAAACCCAGACGATTGGTATCGTCAAAGTTTGATCTTGGAGAAGTTCCACGGCATGTCAAAAACTACTTTAGTTGAATACTGCAAGGAAATGGAAACAATTCCTGAATTTTCAGAAGGAATTGTTCGTCCAGGACATTCAACCACATTTATTCATTACCATACTTTTATTTGGTTTTTAAAATGGAAAGACGCAAATAAATATCGTGTAAAAATATTGTCTCCTTCAGATGTTTTGAAGGAAGCAAGTTGATTATTTTCAGAGTAAAAAGTAAACAAAAATATTAGGAGGAAAATTTGATGAAGATTACAGTACCAGATGAATTGATAGCAGATGAGTTGACAGAACAAATAGTAAGAAAGGTTTTAGATGCACTTGATGAACGACTGAAGGTAATGAACAAGTCAGTGGAGCTTCCTCCATATCCAAACAAATCAGAGGTAAAAAAAGTTTTAGGCATTGGTGATGACAAATTAACACATTGGATAAACTTAGGCTTAAAAAAACAGCAGTGGAGCAAGTTAGACATCAGAATTGAACGATCGGAACTCCAAAGATTTTTGAAAGAAAACTTTGAGTTCTAAAGGCAAAGGAGAATGATTTTATGTCTTACACATTGCAACAAGAACATCAAATTCTCCGTTTGATTAAACAACGCAGGAAACAATTACAAGATGATCGTGAAGCGCTTAGAAAAGCCGATGAGCTATCAGATAGACAAGCTGAACTAATTGCTTCTGAACTTGAGGATTTGAGAATGCTAGAAATAAAAAATAGGGAGATTAGATTATGAAGAAGACAGACACACTTTTTATAGGATTCATTTTGGGGTTATTAGTGATTGTAGCGCACCAAAGTATTATCGGAGGAAGCTTGTTCGCAGCATTGATGGTTTTAATCAATCTGCTTGACTCAAAAGAAAGGAGCAACTATGGCACGAGAAGAAGCGCTAAAAATCGGTAAAGTGATTGCTGATAATTGGTGGGCAAATAGCCGTCCTATTATTTTAAGCAAGCAACATATCGAAAAGCAAAAAGCATGGCAACAAATAAAAAAGTGACTCCGCCGGCAAGCATAGAGTCACAAAGAAAATACATCTAAGGAGATTTTAACATATGGAAAATGAACTTTCCACTCTAGATCAATATTTGACTGATCCTAGTTGGGGCAAATCGAATGTCAAGGAAACAAATAATCGCAAAATCAGACGTAATCTTCTGACAGATGAAGAACTAGCATGTGATCAAGATGATTTGGGCAATTTTGTGAGCATTTGGGATCATGTTTACCTTATTCATCTATCAAAACATTCAAACAAACCTGAATACATTTATGTCATCGAAGATGGCTTGACTGATGCATTAGAAGAGTATGACAGAGATAACTTGATTGATATCTCTTATTACGGACCAGGTAAGAAATACATTGCTGAAATGGAGGCAGAATTTGATGAGTGAAAGCAAAGGGACAACGAATTTTGAAAAACTTTTTAGTCGCAAGTTAAATAAAATTCTCAAGAAAAAAGGAAATTTTGATTATTTATCTTGGGCTCACGCATGGGAGATTATGAAAAAGAATGATCCACAGGCAACGGTAACTATTAATGAGTACAAACACTACAGAGTTGTTTCTGGAACTCATCAAGACTTTCTTGTTGAGGAATACAAACCTTTTCTTATGGACGAAACAGGGACTTATGTATCTGTCTCAGTAACGGTTAAAGGACACACGGAAACCGAGTTATTTCCTGTTTTAGATTATCGAAACCAACCAGTTGTTAAACCAAATGCTATGCAAATCAATAACTCATTGAAGCGATGCTTTGTGAAAGCATTGGCTCTACACGGACTGGGATTATATGTATTTCAAGGGGAAGATATTCCAACACCACCTAGAATCGATACAAAGAAATTAAACATGCTAGAGACGATTATAGAAGCTTTCAATGAGCAGATGGGTAAAGATATGACCAAGACCTTAATCGAATATGTTAATGAGCAGACAGATAAATTAGGGCTCTTAGCTGATAACGTTGAAACTATTGAACAGTTAAGCTATGAGCAATGTGCCTTGATGGAGCGAGCAATAGCAGCTAAGAGAAAAGAATTAGATAAGAAGTGATATGAGTGTTTAAACCATTAATCGATTCATATTCAGCGGTTCTGAAAAAGTTCAAAGGAAAAGACATAGGTGCAACTATTAATGAAGAAGTGAACATCGAACGTTTGAAGACGATGTACGACGGATATGATGGCGATCGGATTATTGAAGTTCGATTTATTGATCCACGTCGATTTACTGTGCAGCAACGAAACTTCATCTATGCGCTGATAGGCGATATTTTTATCGATACAGGCATGCCAACGGACTTCTGGAAGGAATTCTTCTACTTCCGTTTTGAAGGTGTCACAGGGCGCAAAATAAGCCTCAAAGATGAATCGAATACGACTGTGAGTGATGCTAATGTCTTAGCAAATATCATTTTAGATTTCATATTTGAACACCATATTCCTTTCAAAGAAGGTTATGAGATTTTACCAGCTAATCAAGAGTATTACTTCTACAAATGCATCACAAAAAGAGTCTGCTGTATCTGTGGCAAAACAGGAGCTGATATCGATCACTTTGACAAAGCGTTAGGAAGACGAAAGCGCAAAGAAGTTGATCATTCAGAGTACACATTTGCAGCACTCTGCAGAATCCATCATACGGAGAAACACAAAATAGGTGTGATCAATTTCAAAAATAAATATCAAATCAAAGGGATCAAGTTAAACCAGGAGACAATTAAGAAATTAAGAATCGGGGGCTAATGATGATTAATTTAAACGCAGTAGCGTTCGAACAAACATGGCGCACTAAGTATAAAAAAATGAGTCCAAGAGACAAATTGTTCTTAGAAATCATGACATTTGCTTTTGTTGGTACACAAGCTGAACAAAGCGATATTAGTGTTGAAAAAATTAAGACAAATAGATTAGTAAACGGAATTATAGAGACTTGCTACCAGTACACGATTAACGTTGTGGATGAGGAGGAATAATTTTGGCAGAAAGAAGAATGTTCGCAAAGACAATTATTGATTCTGATGCATTTCTAGATATGCCTTTATCGACACAAGCATTATATTTCCATCTATCAATGCGCGCAGATGATGACGGATTTATCAATAATCCCAAAAAAATACAACGTATGGTTGGTTGTGGCGATGATGATTTAAAACTGCTTATGGTAAAAAGATTCATCTTAGTTTTCGAAAGTGGCGTGATCGTCATTAAGCATTGGAAAATACACAACTATATTCAAAAAGACAGATATAAGCCTACTTTATATCAAGATGAAAAAGCCCAGATAGCCGTGAAAGAAACGAATGCTTATACCTTTATTGAAAACTTACCAGAACCTTCTGAAACCCCTATGGAGCAACCTTTCGAAGATGTGTATCCATCATGTATACACGATGGATACAGTTTGGAGACACAGGTTAGGTTAGGTAAGGATAGGTTAGGTAAGGATAGTAAAGAGATAAAAGATATAACGCCTTCGAAAAAATCGAAGACTAAGCCCATCCGTCATAAATACGGAGAGTATAAAAATGTTCTTTTGTCAGATGAGCAGATGGGGAAACTCAAAACAGAATTCCCTAATGACTACCAAGAGCGAATCGAACGACTGTCAGAGTATTGTGAATCATCTGGTAAGACTTATAAAAACTATTTGGCAACTATTCGAAGTTGGGCAAGGAAAGAAAAAAGTGAACCTAAGAACGCAAGCAGTGCATACAAGCGCACAGGACGACGAGAGAAGCTTCCAGAATGGGCAATCGACCAAGAAGCCTATCAAAAGAAAAAAGCGCTAGAACGAGCTAATAGACAATCAAAAGCACCATTCTAAGAGGTGGAAAATTGAAAATCGATTATCTAGAACTGATCAATGAAATAGCAAGTTACAAAACTGGTGAGGAAATAGAGATTCTGAGAGACGTTTATGAACAACTTGATGAAGCTGGAATAGAACGAATTAAGAATGATCGTTCAAGTTGGAGTAAACTCAGATACTATTTCGCACTTTATATCGATGCAACACAATTAAGAAATTTAGCTTATACAAAATTACTATTTGTTGATTGCGTTAAAGGATTGCAAAAACATCTTAGTGAACTTGAGCAGGTGTAATCAGATGGATCTAAAAACATTTACAGCACAGATCGAACTAATGCATCAAGAAGCTTTAAGACAAAGCGCCTCGTACGAAGACAAGTGGCTCAACACGTTCCATGGTGGACGTGAGAGCGCACTTGATCAAGTACTCAAATTATTGAAAGGGGAACGTCGGGATGGATAAGAAAGCGGCAATGCAGCGAATTATCGAATTGACTTATTCAGAAGATTGGCAAAATGACAAAGAAGCTGCTTCGGAAGTGATGAGACTTGGAAGAGAGATGTGGGCAGACAAGAGCAACAAGCCAAGACCGCGAAAAATCGCAATCTGGCATGGCGACAAAATTCTAGTCACAGGAACTGCCCAGCAGTTAGCAACTCTCACAGGATTGCACGAGAAAATCGTGAGAAAGAGAGCTAGGTGTGGATACACAGACGTTAAGAAGAGAACGTTTAGGTACATGGAGGAATCATCATGACAACAGAAGAAGTGATTCAAATGCGAATTCGAAGCATTCAACGTGAGATTGACGATCTGGAGCGGACAAAGGCAGTGATGGTCAATGAAACGGCGAGAAAGGCAATTGATTTACACATAGAGAATTTAAGAAGGGAAATTCGTAGATTGGAGGAATGAGTGTGGATAAGAAAGCAGCAATGAAACGAATCATTGAACTGACACATTCTGAGAATTGGCAAGAAGACAAAGAAGCTGCTTCAGAAGTGATGAGGCTTGGAAGAACGATGTGGGCAGACAAGAGCAACAAGCCAAGACCACGAAAAATTGCAATCTGGCATGGTGATCGAATTCTAGTAACAGGTACTGCTGAACAGTTATCTGAAATTACTGGACTAAGCAAAAACATTATCTGGGATAGAGCTAAACGCGAGAACGTTGATTCGAAAGGTCGTCAATTTAAACATGTGGAGGAGAAATAATGGATCTCATTACACAATACAGTGATATCATCCTCAAGAAAATCATGATGAAGATTCAGAAAGATAAAAAATCAAAAGAACGAGCGGAATTAGTTAAGTTAGAAATGGCTGAAACAGGAGCAGGAGTGCGAAGTAGCAGGCATTGGAAAGCAACAGCAAACATTGAATTTTATTACAACGAAATTCAAAAAGGCTTTGAGCAGATGCGCGAGCTTGATAAACAAACGAATTGGAGGAAGAAACTTCATCAAGATCGTTTCAAATTTGTAGAGAAATATAAAGAGATATTAGACGAATACTTGGAGGACAGCAATGAATAAAAATAAACAGGAATTGATTAATGAACTAAAGAGAATTTCACTAGAAAAACAGCACAAAGCCCTGACGCATCCAGAAAGCAAAAATTACTATGAGGGCATGGTGATGGCTTATTCTCAAGTCGTTCATATGGTTAATACGGTGTTAAAACTAGACGAATCGCAGAAACCAGTTATGCCTAAGTTTTTTTGATGATTGGGCAAAAAGAGTTATAGCAGAACGTGACAAGTTTTATGCCATTTCTCTTATTGCACGTGCAGGTTGGGGTTATGGCGTGGACTATGAACTTGGTAAAAGCGAAAATTCTTCCACAACAAGAGAGTTACTAGATTGGCTTGTTGAAGATAGCCTTTATCTTAATAAAGAAAAAGCAATAAATGCGTTGCTGTATGGTTACGAGGTTGAGAAAGAACCGTTGTATTATGTGAAGTTACCAGTTGTGTATTTTAATCATTTGGATTTAGAGACGTATCTAATGAAAGATGATCGAGGAAATATAACAATTGCAGACAACAATGATTTTGATGATATGAAATTTACGGAATCAGAAATAAAAGCAATTGATGAAAGATATTGGCCATTTGCTGTGCCAGTGATAGAAGGATTAGAACAAGAGGAATAGAAATGAAAGCATACACAATCAAGTTTTATGGAAATAAAACCTTTGTATACATCCTAAGCGGTCTCAGACTTGATTTTAGAGGCTATTCAAAAGAAGACCTTTTAGAATCCTTATATGGTTACGGATATTTAAATGAAGATGAACTAATAAGCTTAGAGAAATTTACAAATGCTTGGACGATTGAGGAGGAAGCGGAATGAATGTTCAAGTTTATTTAAAAAGAGATTTGGCCAGGTTTCCTCGAAGCTGGGATGAATATTCCTGCCCATTCGAGGCAGAAGAAGAGAGCTATCTAATGTCTGCTAACATGATAGAAATTACAAGAGATGATGCGGATGAGGTTGATAAAAAAAGATCATGGTACTCGGTTTCGAATCCAATGTATACGGCTGTAATAGAAGATTATCATATATCCGACAGATTTATTCTGGTTGATCTAGAAAGACCTAAGAAACGAATTAAACAGTATAGACGTTGCGGGTTTTCAACAAAGAAATGGTGAAAATAAAACAGGAGGAAGCAGAATGAAATACGAAATAGCACTAAGCGAAGCAGACGTTCAGTCAATTATTAATGGTCGCAAAGTTAAATTCAAACTTTCTGATGGTACTGAAATAGTTATCAGACAAAGTTATTTGAAAGATATGGCAGCTCCTGTATTAATTGATCGTTTTAACGTGACTGATTCTGTGGTAGAGAACCACTTGAAAGAATTTCGATCAAGTATAAACGACACTTTCAGATTAGGGAGTTGATTGACAATGAACAACAGACACCGCAGAGTAACAAAACTAAGAAAACAAGAACTTAATGCACTGAAGGCGAAGTTTGAAAAAGAATACGGAATTTCTATAGAAGAAGCATACAAAGTGGCAAGTCAGTGTGTTGCTGATGCGAGTGAGGCTATTCGTAAGTTTGGAATTTCGATACTAGATATTAAATGGGAGGATACAGAATGAAGATTTATGTAGTAAAGTTTGGAAATCAATTTTACAGAAGTGATGAACGTTCTATAGGGGCTAACACATTATCCATTGTAGACATACTCCAAAGTGCAAGATGGTTTGATAATCTCGAAGAAGCTAACCAAGTTTCACGACGACTTGGTGGATTAGCGCAAGTATATGAACTGGTCACTATCGATCACGAGGAGGTAGAGTAATGAAACTAAAAGACGGATTCTACTCTAGCAGTCACGGTATCGGAGGTTTAATGCTAGATATGCCGACAAAGAACCCTAAAACACGTAAGAAACCAAAATTCAAAGTCGGTGACATGGTTCGCTGCGAAGCAGAAGGGTTCATCTATCCGTTTCGTGGATATGTAGAGCATCTCTATAATCACTCAGCGATCATTCGCATTGAAAACACGATGGAATGCGACAAGTGGTTAGCGAAAAGCAAAGATAATTTAGCAGTGGTGAGATTGGTGGATATTGAACTAATCAATGACAAATAAAAAAGCCGGATCGCTCCGACTGATCTAATAAATTCCACAAGTTTATTATATCACATAAAGGAGCGGTTTGACTTGATGCAATTGTTACGAGAGGTAGATTTCAAACAGACAAGATGTAATGCGAGAGATGTGCTGAAGAACTTTCGGCGCTTGGAGCGGATGGCAGGTCGCTCTTTGATAGATATTAAGTCGCCGATTATTACGGATATGCCGAAGGCACCAAAGCACGGCAATAAGGCAGAAGACGCGATCATTCAGATGATGGATATAGAAGCGGAGAGAGATGCGATTCTAGCGGCTTTGATGGCTCTTAGTCTAATTAGTCGCCAGATACTCTACTACAGCTTCTGTGTGCCAGATAGCTTCTCAAACTACAGGATTAGCCGTGAAGTGGGTTATTCAGAAAGAAGTATACAACGGATGAAGTCGGAAGCTCTAATAGAGTTTGCAGAAGCATATAAACACGGAAGAATAATTGCTTATAAATAATTTGGCGGTTTTTTGGCGGAATGATGGCGGTTTTTAGCTATTTACCAGTGATATTATGGTAGTGTCGAAAGATTAGTGATAGGTCTAAGACAAAATAAAATGTAAGGGAGGAAATCTCCCTCATCGTTTAATTAAGCTTCGATAGACAGCAGCAAATAAACTAAAGGATGTGGGGGTCAGCTCCTACAGTTAGTTCATGTGTTGCTGTCTATTAATTGCAACTCTTTCGGTTTTATTGAGTATTTACTCAACTTAAAAAAACTGTTGTTTGTAGATGTAAGCTGTTCCTATTTGTACATAGTAAAAAATGATATAATAAAAATATTACGAAAGGGGTGAGAGTGCATGGAAGACAAAATGTATTTAAGACAAAAAGTTTTCACAAAAAAAGATATTGAAAATCAAATTAATGGATTTATACAGAAATTAGAAAATGCAAATTCTTATTTGATAAATAAGGAACTAAATAAAGCTTATGACCAGTGGAAAGAAGTATATGATGAGTTGAAATTGATTCAAAATGAAACAAAATTAGTACGAACGGAGAAAAAGAATGAAAATAGTTTCTTTTTTGATGGATATGCTATATTGATGTTGGAAACTGTAGCAAAACAAAATATAAAAGCTCCCAAAAAAGAACTATCTGACAATATTGATAACGCATTAGCCGAGTTAAGGTATTACGTTATGCAAATAAAAGATGTTAGGATCACTCGTTGAGTGGTCTTTTTATTTTGCACAAAGGAGGTAACAACAATGTATAGACCACAATACTTAGAACAGAAGTATGAAGTAATCACTGTGCAAAATGGTAACGGAGAGATAGTACGAAAGTATAGAAGACCAATAAAGAGCGATACATATAAACGAAAGGAAAGCAATGAAGTTATTCCATTGTATGGCAAAAGAATAGCTAAGCATTAAATAAGATTGTGAAAGGAGACGGGACATGAACGAGGAATTCTATAGATGGCTATTACAGTTGATAAGAGAAGATCGTTTGGTTAAGTTCTATCAGTCTCCTAAATGGCGCAGGCTTAGAGAGAAAGCGATGAAACGAGATCACTATGAATGCCAAGAGTGTAGAAGACTAGGTAAGTATCATAGAGTAGAGAACGTTCATCATATAAAGGAAGTCAAGGATAGACCTGACTTAGCTTTAGATTTAGATAATCTTATTTGTTTATGTGTTGAACATCATAATGAAGTTCATGGCAGATATCTTACAGCATTAGATAAACAAGAGAAGAAGATAGAAAGCTTTGCTAACTTCGATGCAAGTGAAAGGTGGTAAGTGCATGATCATCAATGATAATGGCAGAGAGTATGATACAGAAAAGATTGAAGAGTATTCATCTTATACTCAGGGATTAATTAAACGTTTGATATACGTTCGCTATGTAGGTATTAGGGATCTGTTATCAGATAACTGTTGTAGTAAATACAAAGTGAATCAAGTAAGAGAAGCGTTGAATAAAGATAATAACGTCGAAAGAATAAAAAATGTTTTTGGATATAGTATTGAAGAGATTAATTATTACATTGACTTCGCTGAAGCTTTCATTCCGATGGTGAGATAACCCCCCCTTAAAATAAATCGCAAATTTTTTGGGGGTGATGAAACGGAGGGGGCTGTCAGGAAAAGAGATTTTTTCGAACTTTATCATGAAAGGAGGGCTAAAATGTTTAAAAACGAATTGTCTCAAAATCGCTACAGAGAAAAATTACGCCGCTCTTTAATAAGCCAATTGGAAAGTCAGAAAACAAATATTGAGCCATTCTTAGATAATGTTGATCGTTATATCAGTTTATGGGAAACGGCGATATCACTGGAAGAAGATATATCCGAGAACGGCATTAGACTGGAGAATGGTAAAAAGAATGAATCAGTAGCGTTGCTTGTTTCTGTCAACAAACAAATGGGATTGATGTTGGATAAACTTGCCATTACTCCTGAATTGGTAGGTGAAGCAAATGAATCAATTCCTGAGTTATAAGCATATTGAAAATTGGTTCAAAGCTATAGAAGAAGGCACTATCAAGGTATGCAAAGAGCAATTATTGCTAAAAAATTATCTAGAAGAAAGAGTCTTTACTAGAGAAGATATTTACTTCGATAAGCAGATGGTAGAGGATTCAATCAATATACCAGCACAATACTTTCCATTCGAATTAATTCCGTGGGAAAAATTTCTACAATGTTTTATTTATGGTGTTCGATGGAAAAAAGATAAAACACTAGTGTTCAATAGATATCTTTCATTAATGGGACGTGGTAATGGTAAAACTGGTTTTGCTTCTTGGAACAACTTCTTTCTACTAACCGCTAAACACGGTATTAAAAATTATGATATTGATATCTATGCCAATAATGAAAGCCAAGCAAAGACTAGTTTTGATGATGTATTTAAAGTAATTAAAGATCATCCTGATTTAGATAAAAAAGTATTTAAAGCTACGAAGGAAGTTATTCAAAATATCGCTACAAACAGCAAACTTCGTTATAACACGGCAAATGCTAGAACAAAAGATGGGAAGCGACCAGGTGCAAACCGCTTTGATGAAATTCACGAAAATGAAGATTATTCAATGATAAATGTGGCTACTTCTGGTGGTGGTAAAATTCGAGATTATAGAGAATTTTATGATACAACTAATGGTCATGTTCGTGGTGGTCCGCTTGATGACATTATAGAAGAATCAAAAATGATTCTTTCTGGAGAACTTGGAATTGACAAGGATGGAGCAGAATTTTCTAGTTTGTTTCCATTTATTTGTCGCTTGGATAACGATAATGAAGTTGATGATCCCGACATGTGGGAAAAAGCTTGTCCAACTATTAATTACAATGCAGATTTAAAACGGAAAATGTTTCAAGAATACTCTCAAATGCAACGTAATGCTGGTTTAAGACTTACGTTCATGACCAAACGAATGAACAGACCTATGGAAGATACACGATTTGCTGTTGCTTCATATGATGATGTTCTGCATACGAAAGAAAAAGAATTTCCTGAAAAAATGGATGAAGTGATAGGAACAGTCGATTTTGCTGATAGACGAGATTTTGCCAGCGTTGGGTTGCTAGGAAAATACGATAAAGATGTTTATTTTACACAACATACTTTTATCCACGAATCAGCCCTTCGATTACAAAACATCAAACGAGAGGTTATAGATATTTCTATAGATCAAGGAAAATCACAGATCGTTCATGGAAAAAATATAGAAGCTGATTATATTGTAGGTTGGTTTCTTGAAATGAGTAATAAATATTATATTAAAAAAATCGCTATGGATATGTACCGTGCAAAAATATTGAAGCCCGCTTTAGAAGAAGCAGGTTTTACTGTGGAAATTGTTCGAAGCGGATCTGTTACACATGGTATGTTAAAAGATCTGGTTGATGACCTTTTTATTAATCAACGTTTATTTTTTGGTGACGATGCGATTATGCGTTGGTATTGCATGAATGTATATGAAGAGCATATTTCTAATGGAAATATACGCTATGAAAAAATAGAACCTGAAACTAGAAAAACGGATGGCTTTTTTTCATTCCTTCATGGTTTGAATTTTTTAGATGATATTTATGATTCTGCTCCTGTAACAGTCACAAATAGCTCAGTAGAAAATACAGGAACTGGATTTACTCCTCTAGTATTCTAACTTGAAAGGAGGTGAGAAAGTGGGGATTTTTCAAAAGGCGGTAGGATACTTCACAAAAAAAGCAACGGTTCCTTTAGAAGAATACTTTTGTAAATTGCAAGTTGATTTTGTGTATCGAAAATTTGCGATTGAAACTTGTATTGATTTGATTGCAAATGCGATGAGTAAAGCGGAATTCAAGTCATATGAAGATGGAAAAAATAAAAAGAATGATCTTTACTATAGGCTGAATGTAGCTCCTAATAAGAAAAATAATGCAACAGAATTTAGAAAAAAACTGATCAGGAGATTAATATTCTACAATGAAGTATTGATCGTTTCTCCGTCTAATAATTCTAGCGAAATATTTATTGCGGATAGTTGGGATGTCACAGAATATGCATTGAAAGATGATGTGTTTTCTCAAGTGCAAATTAACAACATAGTCCTTGATAGAGAATTTCTAGAAAGTGATGTTATCTATATAAAATACGCAGATCAACAAATTAGGCAACTAGTCGATGCGTATTATCAAGCGTATGGGAAACTCATTTCTAGTGCCATGAATGTTTACAAGCGCTCTAACGCTCGTAGATACGTACTGAAAGGGAATTTATTCCGACCGCAAGACAATACAACACAAGATCAAATCAATAAAATGATGACATCACAATTTAAGGCTTTTATGGAAGCTGATAATGCAGGTGCGGTATTTCAATTACAAAATGAGTACACATTAGAAGATTTCAGCGGAAACTTCCAAAGCAATTCAAGAGATATAAAAAACTTAATAGACGACATCTTTGAGATGACAGCAGCAGCGTTTCACGTTCCGAAAAACCTACTAAAGGGAGACATGAGTGGGTTATCGGATCAAGTGGACGCTTTTTTAATGTTCGAAATCATACCGATTGCTGAACTTATTCAGGATGCGTTTAACGCTAGTCTCTATGAAGTAGAAGAATACTTGTCAGGGAATTTTGTACGTGTGGATACAACTATGATCAAGATTACTAGCTTCAAAGATTTGGTTGACGCTATTGATGTAGGCATTAGAAATGGAGTATTTACAATCAACGAAGGAAGAGAACGCGTTGGAAATGATCGCTCTGATAAGGCGATGGCAGATGAAATATTTATAACTAAAAACAATCAACAAGTATCGAAAGGAGGTGAGGCGAATGACGACAATGAAAACATTTCTAGCAGTAAAGAATGAAGGCGCAGTACCGCAAATTTTTATTCAGGGATTTATTGGTTCTAGTTGGTTCTTTGAAGGGAATACTGACAAGGGAATCAAAAATATTTTGGATAGTCTAGGTGATCAAGAAGAAATTGAAGTAGTAATTAATTCAAACGGTGGAGACGTATTTCAAGGGATTGCTATTGGGAACTTACTTAAGTCAAATAAAGCAAAAGTTAACGTTGTGATTAACGGCTTAGCCGCTAGTGCTGCTTCAATTATCGCAATGGCTGGCGATACTATAAAAATCTACAACAATGCACAATTGATGATTCACCGCGCTTCCACATACGGAGAAGGAAATGTCGATGACTTCCGTACGATTGCTGACCAACTGGAATCAATTGATAAATCGGTAAAGGCTTCATATAAAACACGATTCAATGGCACAGATGAAGCATTGCAAGAACTTCTTGAAAAAGAATCGTTTATGGATGCAGAAACAGCTTTGAGTTATGGATTGGTCGATGAAATTATCGATGCAGAAAATAGCTCAGGTACTGAAGCTAAAAAAGAACAAAGCGTTGAAGAAATTTTGAATGACGTTAAAGAAAAAAGAGCAGAAAAAATTGCTGCATTTACAGCAGCATTAAATAAAACATTTGGACAAGGAGATGTAAAATAATGACAGTTAAAAATTTAAAAGGTGTAACAGCTGCAAGCGACCAATTGATGAAAGCTTTTAAAGATGGTAACGAAGAATCTTTTAGCGCAGCTATGGTAAGCTTATCTAAGGAAATTCAGGATAAAATTTTAGAAGAAGCAACAGCAAAAAATCAAGATCAATTAGTATTAATGAACCGTGGTCAGCGTGTATTAACTACACAAGAAACAAAATTCTATAACGAAGTAGTGAAAAACGAAGGTTTTGCAGGGGTCGAAGAATTAGTGCCAGCTACTGTATTTGAACGTGTATTTGAAGATTTAGAACAATCTCATCCACTATTGCAAAAAATTACTTTTGTTAACACAACTGGTGTAACAGAATGGATTGTGTCACGTGGAGTCAATCCAGCATGGTGGGGTAAACTTTGCGAAGCTGTTAAAAAAGTTTTAGATAATGGCTTTGATGTAATTAACATGAAGCAGTTCAAGCTATCAGGTTATATTCCTGTATGTAAGGCAATGCTTGATTTAGGTCCAGTATGGTTAGATCGTTATGTCCGTACTGTTTTAGTAGAATCATTGAGAATTGCATTAGAACAAGCAATTGTTGATGGTACTGGTAAAGATATGCCAGTCGGAATGATGCGTGACATGAGCAAACAAACTAGCGGAGAATATGCTGAAAAAAAAGCAGAACCTATTACAGCTTTAGATGCTGTAACTATGGGCGGTTTGATGGCGCGACTATCAAAATTCAATATCGAAGGTGTGAATGATCCGATTTATCGTAATGTGAATCCTTCTGATGTGGTCCTAATTGTGAATCCAACTGATTACTGGTCTAAAGTATTCCCAGCTAAGACTGTACTAACTGCTAATGGAGAATACGTACAAGTATTGCCAGTACCAGTTTCAGATTTGCAGTCAACGGCTGTGCCAGAAGGAAAAGCAGTTATTGGGGTAGCCTCAGATTACTTCATGGGTGTAGGATCTACACTAAAAATTGAAGCTTCAGATGAATACCATTTTGTTGAAGACGAACGCATTTATCTAGCTAAACAATATGCAAACGGTCAACCTAAACGTAACGATAGTTTCATTGTATTAGATATTAGCGCTTTGGGAACTACTACTACAACTACAAAACCAACAACCACAACAACTACAACACAAGCGTAGGTGATCAGAATGAAGTATATTCTTTGTCAGCCGGCAATCAATCGGTTTAAATGGGAGCTTGAAGTTTGTTTAACTAATCTGAAGAAACTAGGAATCAAAGATATCGTATTGCTTTTCAGCAGACACGATGATCAGATTCCTATTTTTTTTGAGAAGGAATATGGTGTTGAAGTTCATGTGTACGATGATCTGCGGGACGACAAAGAGTATATTCCTTCGATTAAACCATATTTATGGTGGAAATATTTAGAAGAAGATCATTCGCGTGAGGACGACCGATATTTCTATATCGATTCGGATGTCATTTTCAATAAAAGAATTAATTTGCGCAAATTGCCTTCTAAAGATGATGTTTGGTATTGTAGCGACTGCTGTAGTTATCTAAGTCTTGATTATATTAGAAGCTGTGAAAACGGAGAAAATATTCTAAAAGATATGGCAAACATTGTAAATGTTACAGTAGAATCTTTGGAAACTATAAACACTAATTCAGGAGGCGCACAGTGGGTTATTAACCGTCCTAAAGCGAATTATTGGAAAAAGGTTTATCTGGATTCTAATCGGCTATATCGCTACCTTAGAGGGCAAAAAACAAATATACAAATCTGGACAGCCAAGATGTGGGCACAGCTTTGGAACATGATGTATTTCAATATTGGTCCTAAAGTTCACGAGGAATTAGACTTTTGTTTTGCTACTGATCCAATAGAAAAAGTTAAAGAAGTAAAAATCTTACACAATGCTGGAGTAACAACAAACGATGAAGATTTATTTTTCAAAGGGAGATACGTGACTTCTACGCCTTTTGATGAAGATTTATCATTTGTAAACAAGAAAAAATGCTCTTACGCATATGTTAAAGCAATTAAGGCGGTGGTTAGATGACGCCTGAACAAGTGACTGAAGAATTGCTAATAGCTGTGAAGGATAATATTTACGTTACCTGGAACGAAGAAGATGAGTCAATTAAAAAGATGATAGCTAAAAATGCTGTTTATCTTCAAAGTAAAGTGAGTACAACACTTTCTTTTTCTCCTGAAAGCTTAGAATACGGATTGCTAATCGAAAGATGTAGATACGACTGGAATCGTGCTTTAGATGAGTTTGAACAAAATTTCGCTAGTGAGTTATTAGGTTTCATTCAACATTATGCGCTACAAGAATATATTGCAGGTGATGTGAATGGCGAATAATCGTAGACTCGAAGAAACATTCAACGATGGTTGGTTAAAGATTTTGACGCAAACTACCAAAAGAAATGAACTAGGAAAAAAGATTGGTGTAGAAGATACAGAAATCACTTCTTTAAAATTTAGAAATCTTTCCATGAGAGATAGTGATATAACAGCTATGGATGCGATGGGATCGAAATTAACTAAGAAAGTAAAGACTCCATTTCATCCAATCGCCAAGAAATTTAATAAAGATCAATATTTTATCGTAATCGATAGTATGCGTTACAACGTTATCTATGCCGATTACGATAATTTTTATATCTATTTTTATCTTGAAAGTGTGGGTGAATATGGTGATTGATAATTCTAAAGAAAAAGAACGTTTAAATAAGCAAATTTCTGCTATCAAAACTTCCTTAGAAGAGCATTTTGGCCTCAAACTCTTTCAAGACTCCGTAGGCGAGGATGAGCTACCTGATGATTTTAATTACTTCATTCTCGAAACAGGAGAAATAGAAATGATCACTGAGCCAAAATATAGCGTGGGTCAAAATCTATATCTAACTTTCTATTCAGAAAATAGAGAAGATTTAACAGGAGATTCACTAGATATTATTTCATTGATTCAAAATCGTTCGATTCGTTTTCAGAGAATGGATCCCAATCATTTAAAACTAGAGAACCAAGATCGCTATATCGATCAATTGGTATTTACGTTTAGACGATTATTGAAGAGTGATTGTCATGGCTAAAAATAGTTGGGAGCTAAAAATAAATGGACATGATGAACTTCTTGTGCGGATGGAACGCTATTCAAGCGAGAGCGAACGACTGATTAACGAAGCATTGAAATCAAAAGGTTCGGCTATTGCAGTGGATAGGATTACAGAAAAAATTCCTGTTTCTGAAGCAGATTTAAGAAGAGGGCACCAACACGCAAAAAATAGTCGTCCACTTAAGACTCAATACATTAATTTGGGTTTCATCATTAGACCTACAAGAAAATTTGAGTATTTAAAATATCCTGATTTGGGGATAGGTACTTCTAAAAGAAATCAGCCGGACGAATTTATGAGAAGAGGATTAGGTCTTGCACTTGATCCAATTACAGAACTTCTGATTCGTCAATTCGATAAATTAAATAAATAGGAGGAACAACAATGGCTAAAACAACAACAGTAACAACTTTTGACAATATAAGTATTAAAAGAATTTCTTTTAATTTTAAGAATGCAACAAATGCAATTTCAACTGATTGTAATGGACAATTAGATGGCGAAACAGAAATGCAGAGAATTGTAAAAAAATGCGGTTCAACAGAAGTAAAATCGAAATCTAAACCAATCAATATGACGGTAACAATTACTGCACATGTACCGATGGAAGTTTATCGACGCTTCAATGGGTTGAAACAAGATGAACGTATTAAATCGGGAATTTACTCTTATGGTCCTGATTCCGTAGGGGAAGATTTCTCTCTTGCTGCAGAGATCGTGGATGATTTCGAAGAAAAAAATAAGCTGATTGGTATGTTAGCATGCACTTCGAATACAGGATTAACATTCTCTATTGAAAATGGTGCGGATGAAGTAGCTGCGTTAGAACTAGAAACAAAAGTTATGCAAGATGAATTTGGTAAATTTTATCATGAAGCAATTGTTGCAGAACTTGAAGAAGACTTAACAGATCAATGGATGACGAATCTATCTGCTGATGTGATTAAAAAAACTTCAGTTGTGACAACTACGGCCACTCAATCACAGTAAAAAAAACGGAGGTAGCGAAATGAACGAAGATTACTCAAAAATTGAACTAAACGATGGAACAATTTTGAATTTAGAACCTAAACTGAATATCAAGAAATTATTGATGATCAATAGAGATTTTAACACAGACGAGTTTGCAAAAATGACTGTGGGAAAAGGATCCATGGATATTTCTGTTATTCAAGGTGCAAAGGCTGTGTATATTGCTTACCGCCAAGCGAACATGACTGATTATATTTCATTCGATGAATTTATCGATAAATGGGATTTTGATATGGCTACTGCCAGCTATATTTATCAATTGATGATGTTCAAACAAGCACGCGATGCTTATCAAAAAGAATTTGAAAAAGCAAATAAGGAAAAAAAGCTTCAAAAGTAAAAATGCCAAAGCTCTTAGTTGAAACGTGGGTCGATGTCTATTCGATGTTGACCGACGTTTTTTCTATGCCTTCAGATTTGGTTTTAAGCGATATCTGTTTAGATGACATTTTGCAAATGGCTTACAACAAGAGTGCTTATGAAGGATGGAAAAACTATGCAATAAACCAATCTCAGAAAAACTAAAGAAAGGAGGTAAAAAATGGCTAAAAAGAGAACAGAAGCAGAAGTAACTTTCATAGCTAACGATGACGGATTGAAATCTACGTTAAAAGAAATCAGTGCTGAATTAACTAAAAATAGAGCAGAATTAAAACTAGAACAAGCTCAATTACAACAGACTGGTTCTGAATCAGACAAGTTAGGAAGTAAATTATCTTCTTTAGAAAAGCAGTATGAATTACAAAGCCAAAAAGTTGAAGTAACTAGCCAACGTTTAGCCAATGCCAAAAAATATTATGGAGAAAATTCCACCGAAGTTCAGAAACTTGAGAGAGAACTGATTAACCAACAAACAGCGCAACAACGTTTGTCAAACGAAATTGATAAAACGAGTAATACACTAGCTCAAGCAAAAGGCGAAATACAGACGTACGAGTCTACAATGCAACAGTTGGATAGTGAACAAAAAAATGTTCAAGCTAGTGCTTCTCTGATTGAATCCGAATACAAAAAATGGCAAGTAACTGCTGGTCAATCAGCTTCTGAATCCGAGAAATTAGCGAAAGCCCAAGAATATGTTTCTCAACAATCTGAAAATGCAGAGAAAACGATAGATATCCTGAGACGACAGTTAGAAGCTACACAGTCTGAGTTTGGCGCTACATCCACAGAAGCAATGCAGATGGAGGCGAAGCTTAATGATGCTGAACGTGAATTTGAAGAGTTAGGACAAGCTGCTAAAAATGTAGATACAACTAACTTGGACGATATCGGAAGCAAAATAGATATGAATAATTTAATGGAAGCTTCTGACGTTTTAAGCGACATTGGCGATAAGCTTACAGAATTAGGGAAACAAGCAGTGGACTCTGCTAACAGTGTAGGTAGTTCCCAGAGTAAAATACAAGCTAATTTTGGTTTGACTAAACAAGAGGCTGAAGAATTAACGAATGTAGCCAGAGACATTTATTATAAAGGTTTTGGAGAATCGTTAGATCAGTCCACAGATGCATTGATTTTGGTAAAGCGTAATTTAGGCGATTTAAATAATCAAGATTTACAAAATATTACGGAACAAGCTATGGTCCTAGAAAACACCATGGGCGCTGATATGGATGAAACGTTACGTGGTGTAAATGGCTTAATGGTCAACTTCGGATTGAGCGCTCAAGATGCAATGGATTTAATGGTTTCGGGTACTCAAAACGGTTTAGATAAAACGCACGAATTAGGCGACAATATGGCAGAATATAGCCAATTATGGAGTCAAATGGGATATTCAGCTGATGAAACGTTCGGAATGCTTCAAAATGGTTTAGATGCGGGTGCTTATAACCTTGATAAAGTCAATGACTTAGTTAAGGAAATGGGAATATCGTTAACAGATGGTCGATTTGAGCAAAACATGGATATGTTTAGTGAAAGTACTAGAAAAGCTTTTGAAGAGTGGAAAAATGGTGGAGGAACACAAAAAGACGTTATTAATTCCATGATTCAAGATTTTAGCAATATGGATGGTCAATACGACCAATTAAATAAAGCTTCTACAATTTGGTCTGCACTTGGCGAAGATAACGCGATGAAAGTTGTCCAATCTTTGACTGATGTTAACCATACATTTGATGATGTTAGTGGATCTGCACAAAAAATGAATGAAGATTCTACTACTCCGTTACAAGAATTAAACGGAAAAATAGCTGAATTAAAGGATTCATTAGCTCCTATAGGCAACACAATCATAGATGCACTCGAACCAGTAATTGATTTTCTAGGAAAGATGGCTGATGCGTTTAATAATCTTCCACAACCAGTACAGGATTATGCCGTAGCGATTGGCGGATTGACTGCTGCATTTACTTTATTAATGCCAATAATAGTTGGCTTCATGGCTCTAGGTGGTCCTACTACATTAATAATAGGAGCAGTTATTACTGCTATTGCTGGAGTTATAGCAATTATAAAAAACTGGGGCGCAATTACTGACTGGTTTAAGGGAATATGGAGTAAATTCACTGATTGGTTGGGTGGTACTTGGGAAAGCATAAAAGAAGGTGCCTCATCAGTTTGGGATGGAGTCAAAGAAACCTGGTCTGGATTTGTAGATTGGGTTCAAGAAATTTGGCAAGGAGTTTCTGATTGGTTTGGAGAGTTATGGAGCGGATTAGTTGAAGGAGCTTCCAACATCTGGCAAGGAGTCCAAGAGACTTGGCAAGCATTCGTTGATTGGGTTTCAAATATTTGGAACGGAGTCAAAGAAGTATGGTCGATTATTTGGGCAGACATTGTAGGAATTGTTCAAATACCATGGACATTAATAACGTCATTGATTCAAGCTGGTATTAATATTATCGTGGGTATCTTTGATGTAGCTGGACAGTTATTAGGCGCAGCTTGGCAAGCTGTTTGGACACCTATTTCTGATTTCCTTAAAAATACTTGGGATACTATGACACAATGGATAAGCATCGCTTGGAATGGAATTGTAACTACATTCCATACTATATTTGATCCAGTAGTGGCATGGTGGAATGGTATATGGACATCTATTAGTACTACGGCTTCAAATATTTGGAACTCAATTAGTGCAACAGCTTCTAGTATTTGGAATAGTATCAAGAATACAATCACTAGCTTGGTACAAGCAGCTGCTACAGTAATTCAAAATATTTGGTCAACTGTATCTAGTTGGTTAGGTGGAATTTGGAATTCAATCAGCTCTACAGCATCAAATATCTGGAGTAGCGTGACTAGTAGTATAAGCAATGCTATAAACGCAGCTAAAAGTGCCATTCAAAGTGTTTGGAATAGTATATCTTCGTGGATCAGCGGAATTTGGAACGGTATCAAAAACACTGCTTTGAATCTTTGGAATGGAATTACAAGCACTATTAGCTCTAAAGTAAACGATGGAAAAAATGCAATTTCAAGCGGTTGGTCCAATCTAACAGGTATTGTTTCCGACATATTCAATAATGTTAAAAGCACGATAGCTAATATATGGGAAGGTATCAAAAAGACTGTTAGCGCTCCGATTGATTGGATTAGAGATAAAATCAGTAGTGTCTTTGATAATTTGAATATTTCTATACCACATATTCCGTTACCACATTTTAAATTGAGCGGAGAATTCAATCCATTGAAGGGGAAAATCCCAACATTGGGTGTTGATTGGTATGCGAAAGGTAGTGTGTTTAATTCTCCAAATATTATCGGTGTAGGTGAATCAGGACCTGAAGCAGTTTTACCTTTGAAAAGATCTGTGCTGCAAGAAATTGGTGATCGTATCTTGAGTAGCACCTCAGTTTCATCTAGGACACAAGCGGTTCAACCTGTGAACAATTACGAATTCAATTTCACAATTGATGGTAACGCAGATGAAGTCACTATGAAGCAAACAACTCAACAAATCATTGATAGCATTACAAAAGTTCAAAATGATAATGCTTCGGCATGGCGTTAAACAGGAGAGTATTTCTCCTGTTTTTTTAGTATTAAAAAGGATGTGAAAAAATGACTGATTGTATACATTCTATAATCGATGGATTTCCTGATTATTTGCATAAATTGGCTTTAGCTGAAAGACCAACCATACCTTCTCCAAAAAGACAGAGAGTTGAAACTTCTGTTTTAGGAAGGTTAGGTGGCTTAGTGCAAGATTACTCGTTTGAAGACATGTCGTTTACATTGCACTATAACTATTTAGAGGATGTGGAAGACCATCAAGCGTTCAAGCAATCGTTTTATATCATGCGTCATTGGTTAAACTATGCAAAGAAATTAGAATTCTCTGACGATCCCAACGTCTATTACGTTATCCAGACTATCGATATTGGGGATGCAGAAAACGATATTGTTGAATGGGGAGAGTTCGATGTAAATATTACTGCGAAACCATTCGCAAGAGTTCAAGAAGATGTACCTATAACCGTAGATAAACCACAGTCATTTAACTTGCTGAATAATAGTTTAGAAGAAAGTTTTCCAAAGATTATCATCACTCCTTCAGCTACTTCATGCCAGTTCATCTTAAATGATTATGTGTTTAGTTTCGAAGGCTTAGTAGCAGGAACTGATGTAGTCATTGATAGTGATTTGATGCTTTGCTACGAAGAGCAATCGGACGGAGATATTTTAGATCGGTCCAACAAAATGAAGACCATGCAATATCCGACATTGCAAGTGGATATCAATCATTTTAATTGCACTGGTTTGAGCAAAATACAAATTTATCGTAACGGGTTAAGGTAGGTGAAATAGATGATCGATAATTTAATAACTATTTACGATAAAAATGACGCGAATAATTTAGCTGAACATTTATATGATACGCAAGGTTTAGGCGCTTTGTCAGACTGGTTAACAGCTACTGTTAGCAATAAACTAAACGGAGCCGAGATATTTCAGGGTACTTATCCAATAAGCGGAACTAATGCAGATTTGATTGTAGAAGGACGTATTATTCAGTGTTATGTAGATGAAAATCGAGCAAAACAGCGTCTACGGATTTATTATGCAAAAACTTCTGTAATAGGCAATACGATAGAAGTAAAAGCTGAACCTATTTTCAATGATATAAGAAAATCGGTGTTGAATAAATATGACAGCGGAACAGAAAAAATCACTGCTACTCAGGCATGGCAAAACGCAAAAGCTTTAGCGAAACCAGCTATCCCTTCGCAGTTTTCTTTCTCGTCATTAGTAGATACGCTTGCTAATGTGAAGATAGAAAAAGCGAATTTTTTAGAATTCTTTGGTGGAAAAGAGGGATCTATTCTAGATCGATTTCATGGGGAATTTCTTAAAGATAATAACACATTACATCATGAAAAAAGGCTAGGTACGGATCATAAAATCAAAGCGATTTATACTAAAAATTTAACTGGTCTTGACTTAGAGATAGATGCTCAAAGCGTTTTAGTTGGAGTTTATCCATTCATTAGCAGTTCTTCAGAAGGAGAAGACGAGATCACTCTACCAGAAGAAGTCATTTTCACGGATTACGTGGATGATTATCCTGCTGGATATGTTTCTTTTGTTGATTTTAAAGACAAAGCGACTGATGTAGCCACATTAAGGGAAGCTGCTAAAGACTGGTTGAAAACAAACATAGATAAACAAAAACCACAAGTGAGTGGTTCGATTGAATTAGTACCATTGAGGCATCAAAGAGGCTATGAAAAATTTGTTGATCTAGAAAAAGTTTCGATGGGTGACGGAGTAGATGTGTATCATCCACAGTTAAAAGTGAATATGTCAGCGAGAATTGTGGAATATACGTTTAATGTTCTAACCAATTCATACGATAAATTAGTTGTAGGAAACGTCAAAACAAACTTCTTAGAAAACACAGAGAATAATGTAAGCAATTTGATTAATGATGCCATTGATCAATTGAAAAATGGTGGCGAAATCAGTGATTTAATCAATGATATTGTAGATCATCAAACTGATATGATTACTGGTCAAAATGGTGGTTATGTTTTATTAGATCCTAAAGAAGCGCCTAGTCGTATTTTGATTATGGACACACCAGATAAGAATACCGCAAGGAATGTTTTACAAATCAACAATGCTGGTATTGGTTTTTCTAAAACTGGCATTAATGGAACATATGAAACCGCATGGACATTAGATGGCGGATTCAATGCCTCGTTTATTACGGCTGGTGAAATAGTAGGAATTACTATTAGAGGTACTACATTAATTAGTGATGGCACTGATTATAGAACAAGTATTGCTAATGGCAAAATGACTTGGTACTCAAAAAAAGTTAACAAAGATATTATGGAGCTAGAAGCACGTGATTATGTAAGTGCTGATGCCGGTATTGTATCATACACCATGAAAACTGGTGGTGGTTTCATGATTAGAAATCCACAGGGTAACTTGGTTTTTAGTACGTGGGATAATGGTAATAACAGACCGTTTCTATCTTTTGGTGCGCCCAATTTCAGGTATAGCAATGCTAGTTATGTAACTTCTGGCGACGGTAGTTCTTTAAGCATTAATGGTAGTGCGGGTAACTCATGGGAATTTAAGGTAGCTGGTAGGACTATGAAATTTACTAGTGATGGTATGCTAACGTTACCAGGTTGTTTTTTTGGTTCATGGGAAGATGGGAAACTTGCTAGGTTTGAACAATCAACGGTACAAGTATATAAAGATTTTACTGTTAGAGGTACTAAAAACTCAACTGTACCAACAGAACATTATGGACAACGACTATTGAACGCTTATGAAACTCCAGAATATTATTTCGCTGATTATGGGGAAGCCGTTACAGGTGACGATGGTAAAGTTCGTGTTGATATTGACCCCATGTTTGCTGAGACAGTAAATCTAAGTCGGTATATGACACATGTGACACCTACAGAACTAGTTTTGTGTGCTGTTACTCATGAAGATATTGACCATTTCATCATTGAAACTAGTAAGCCAAACGTATTAGTTAGATGGAATTTAGTGGCACACCGTCTAGGGTATGAAGATATTAGATTAAAAGAGGATACAGCATATGATAGCACAGTGCTTGACCAAAAACGTTTTTAAAACGAAGACAAGGAGGTATATAAATGGCTAGCAGTTTATATAATTTGGCTTTAGATTTCAGCAAAGAATTAAACTACACCAAAGCTATTATGGCTCGTCAGGGTGATAAAGGGATTACGGTGACGGTTAAACCATATTTAAATGGCTTGCAGATGGATACGAGTGGCGGAACATTTACTTTAAAAGGAACAACACCATCTAACCGTTACGTAGATAGTGTTGCAACTAGCGTAACTAGTGAAGAAGTCACGTTTTCTCTTGATGGCACATTTATGAGTGAAGCAGGATATTATAAACACTGCTACGTAGAATATAGAAAAGACAATCAAATTCTAACAACGCAAGATATCATTTTTTTCTCACTAGGAGTGTCTGACATTTCGCAAGGTCAAGCCGATGAATATGTTTCGCAATTAGAAGAGTTGATTCGAAAGTATAATGAAACTTTTGATGCTTTTATGGCTGAAACTAAAGGTAGAGTGGATAGCTTAAATCAACAGATTACTGATTTAACTGGTCAAGCTAAAACGCTACAAGACAAGTTAGATGCTCTGAAAGAAGAAATTTCTAAGTTAGGTAACTTACAAGTGATGTACAGTAACAGCATCAACTTTGGTGACTATGATTATAGTGGAAATCCTAATTTGTTAAGTAAGCTATCATACGACTTAATTGAAAATCAAAATACTTCAGCTGGAACACTTTCTAAAGGTGAAAACTCGTTTAAATATAATAAGATATCAGCTGAAGTGGAAGGTGGAGTAGAGCTATATTATAAACGAAGAGGTATAGCTAACTGGCTACCATCTAATAAAACGCTTGTAATGACTGTTAAGCTTAGAGCTGGAGCGGACTATAGTCCAGTTGACGGAAAACTTATACTGATTAGATATAGGTATGTTGACAGTGGAACTGGCAAGATTGTTTTAGACTTACCTATTAACAGTAATTCGATAACTCAGGAATGGAAAGAGTTTAGTATTACTGGAACTACTCCAACATTTAGCCCACAAGCATACCATCCTTGGATACAATTTAGGGCTCAAGATGGGATACTTGGGGAAATAGAAATGAGCTATGACATCAAAATCGAAGAAGGCTCAACAGCTACACCATTCCAACCTAACTTATTAGCAGAACCTTACAACATGTGTCGCGAATATCCTAACGAAAATATTGCCGATCATACAGTTAAGTTCCCAATCGAATCTGGCGACCACCAAATATATCAAGGTTACACAGAAGAAGAGCTTATGATAGGTCAAACGTATACTATCACGCTTAAAGGAACAAAACCCGCAAGTCAAACCTTTGTAGCGTATAATCATTGGACTGCTCGTTTAGGAGAACTAAAGCCAGTTGATGGGTTGACAGACGTATGGTCTCTAACATTCACACCAACGAATGTTGTGGCGAGTTCACCTAAACTTTTTCGTGTTTATCAGTATCCACAATCAACAGTAGGCGCATGCCGGATCGACTGGCTCAAGATTGAAAAAGGCGACACACGAACCCCGAATATTAGTGAGTATAAATATCGTGGTACTGGTATGCGTGATTCAAACAATCCAAAAGATTATGTTTGGGATCTAGCACCAGAATATGTCGAAGATAACTTGGCCACAGATATTAAAATTTCTGAAATTACTGGTAAAGCAAACAATTATACCGATGGGAAAGTATCGGAGATTAATTCGCAGTTGACTGCTTCAATTAATGAAGTAGACACCACAGCTAAGGATGCTCAAACAAAAGCGAATGCTAATGCGACTGCTATAGATGAATTAGACAATAAGATCGATGAACGCATTAATGATACAGCTACTACCACATTAACAGTTACAAACGGGAATACCGGATCAGCAAAGCTTTATCGTGAAGGAAAAACAGTTTCTATATATTTTGTGGCTTTAAACGGAAAAAGCAGTGGTGGAAATGATTCAACGATACTAACAATTCCAGAAGGCTATCGGCCACCAATTAGTTTTGAGCAACTGGTTGGGTCAATAGACCGTTCTACTTTGAACAGTGCTCAACTATCTATTGGCGCAGACGGAGCCATTAAATGGAGAAGAAATTCAAGTTATGGATCAGCTTATTCATTTGTTATCACTTATTCAATTTAAGGGAGGAAATCTAATGAAAGTAGTTTACAAATCAATCAAGCCTTACGGATTCGAGCAAATCATTTTGAACAATCAAGAAAATATCCCTGAAAACTGTACAGAGATTAAACCACCAGTTCCTAACTGGAGACCAAGATTTGATTTTGATAAAAAACAGTGGGTTGAGTTAGCTACTGAAGAAGAGAAGAGTGGCACAGCGGTTGACGATATTGAAGATGTCGATCAGTTGAAGCAATTAAATGCTCTACTGACAAAACAATTGGCGATATCGGTACAGGAACAAGAAAAAATGCAACAAATGTTAGCTCAATTGACGATGGAAGTCGCAAGTATTAAGAATGGAGGGAAAAGTAATGAATAGTTTTCCGGGCTTTGAAAATATAAAACAATTTTATGATTGGGGATGTTATACGGACCAAGATTTACTTGACTATGTAAACATGAACTGTTTAACAAAAGACCAATATAAGCAGATTACTGGAAATGAAATTTAATTAAGCACAAAGTTAAATAAAAAGCGTACTCAAACGAGTGCGCTTCTTTGCATAAAGGAGAAATAGATATTGGAAAAATATTTAAATACACTCTCAGTAATGACAGGGGTGATAGGCGGGACAATTGTTGGTTTATTGGGAGGGATGGACAATATACTACATGTTTTAATTTTTCTTGTGGGTGTGGACTTCTTAACTGGACTTGCTAAGGCATGGAAATTGAAAGAAATAAGTAGTGAGATAGGTTTCGAAGGATTGTTGAAGAAAGTCTTAATCTTCGTTGTGATTGCCGTTGCGGTTGACGTACAGAAAATCGTTGGGAATTCTATACCTCTAAGAGAAATAGTTATTATGTTCTATGTTGCAAATGAAGGGATTAGTTTTTTAGAAAACATTTCGGTATTCCTTCCTTTGCCAGATAAGTTAAAAGAGGTATTCCAACAAATACGAAATGATACTGAAAATAAAGACCGAGGAGGAACCAAATGAAAAAGAAAATCTTTGTAGGAGCTATTATAGCTCTTTTTTTATTGCCAATAAACGCCTTTGCTTACTCGATCAACAATGAATTCAATTTGGGCGCAAACGAAGGTAGTTCTCAAGTAGCAAATAACCAATACATCCTATTGCATGAAACAGCAAACGAAACTGCGACAGGACGAAATGAAGCGCAGTACATGAAACGTTCTTGGTACAATGCCTATACAGCGTATATTGTTGGCGATGGTGGGATCGTTTACCAAGTTGGACAACCTGGTTATGTACAATATGGCGCTGGTTCATATGCTAATGCAAATAGTCCTGTGCAAATCGAACTGCAACATACGCACGATAAAGTAACGTTTGAAAAGAACTACAAGGCATATGTTGAATTAGCGAGAGATTCCGCTAATAAATACGGTATTCCACTTACATTAGACACACCGTATAATCAACCAGGAATCAAATCACATTTATGGGTAACTCAAAACATTTGGGGCGATCACACTGATCCGTATGGATACTTATCAGAAATGGGTGTAAGTAAGGAAAAACTGGCTTACGATTTAGCTCATGGATTTACAGACGAAAACCCAACGACTTCTGAGAACAAGCCTGTCATTGATCCAACCCGAGCAGGTGCAGCAAATCCAACTTTATCAGATGGAACGAACCATTCTCACATTGATCAGTTTGGAGAAATCGAAAATGCGAACTTACACGTCGCTGGATGGCACATCGCTAACTATAAATACGAGTATATTTTCATTATGGACTACAATACTGGGAAAGAATTAGCTCGAGTAAGAGCTGATGGAATTTATAGACCAGATGTAAACCAAGCTTATAATACTTCTGGAAATGTTGGTTATCATGTATCTTTCAATATGCGTAATTTTCCTAGTAAGAAAGTCTATGTAATGATGCGGGCAACGAATGATCCAGAGGGAAACACTAAAGGCGGTGCGCAAGATTTCCATGACAAACGTTGGTATTTAAATATTCCTAAACGATAAAAATAGCTCCTCGTTGAGGAGCAGTACATAACTATATTGACAACTATAAAAATTATTCGATAAAATAGTGATGTTATCGCATATCTTCACTATCACCCATAAATAGTCACACTCCAAGCTATGCGATAACAGGTTTGTTGCCACACATTCTACTGGTTGATTGTTTATGGCTTTATGTGGCAACAACCAGTACCCTTAGCTCAGTTGGTCAGAGCAGACGGCTCATAACCGTCCGGTCGTAGGTTCGAGTCCTACAGGGTACATTAACGTAGCCATTTGAATCGTTCTGTGTTAGAATTTTTTTGAAGAGTATTATACAAGCTAAAGCTTTTCTTCATTGCCACTCAAATGAGTGGCTTTTTTATGTATCCTTTTATGGATTAATGAAAGGATGTTTCACATAGTTATACTTCTGTATATTTGAAAAGTTTTACTTTGATTTTTAAATAGAAAGACATTTGGGTTAAATTGTGAGATAATAATAAAGAAGAGTTTAAAGCGCACCCCAAACCACTTCCCCATAAGTGTGTTACGCTTTAAACTCTTTTATATTTGAAGCCATTAAAAAGCATACCATATTTTTGAAAAAAAGTGAGAAAAAAGGCTTACAATTGGAGTGGTAGTTAATTAGTGACTTATTTTTGATTTTATAGCACTGATACTATAAAATATAGATATCATCATATTACACAATCTTAATACTAACTTAAAAAATATCTCCTTTCACAAGTATGGTGATAAAATTCGTTCCGGGCTACCTTTTTAGGTAGCCTACTTTAATCTTTATACCTTTCTGGATCAACGAAAGTATACTTTATATAGTCATAACGCCGATGATCGCTACGTGCGTCCGGCACGTCAGTCATGAATCGGCTACACTAGACTAGACAGAAAAAATAAGGTGTGTAGAATAATAAAAAACACACTGGAGGATTTTTCATGTCAAGACGTCAACGAAGAACCTATTCAAAAGAATTCAAACAACAAATCGTCGATCTCTATCTCGCTGGTAAGCCTCGCGCAGAAATTATTCGAGAGTATGAGCTTACGCCTTCTTCTTTCGATAAATGGATGAAGCAAGCACAATCAACGGGCTCATTCAAAGAAAGAGACAACTTAACACCAGAACAAGCAGAATTGATCGCACTAAGAAAGAAAAATAAGCAACTCGAAATGGAGAATGATATTTTAAAGCAAGCGGCGCTGATATTCGGACGAAAAGACAAGTAATTGATGCCAACAAGCATAAATATTCCATATCAGCGATGTGCAAAATTCTAAATATTTCTCGTCAAACCTACTATTATCAAGCGAAACCGATCGAAAATGAGTCCGACTTAGAAGAGATCGTTCAGGAAGAGTTTATTCGAAACCGAAAGGCTTACGGTACCCGAAAATTGAAGAAGTGTTTAGCAAAGCGTGGGCTTCAACTCAGTCGGCGCCGAATCGGTCGAATCATGAAACGCCGCGGATTGACATCTACCTATACGATCGCTCATTTTAAAGGGCAACGAACAGCTTGTAATGAAGCGAAAACAGCGAATGTATTAGATCGGACCTTTACACAAGAACAGCCATTGGAAGCCATCGTTACGGATCTTACTTATGTTCGCGTGGGGAAAAAGTGGCATTATATCTGCTTAATACTTGATTTGTTTAATCGAGAAATTATTGGTTATTCCTGTGGTGAGAAGAAAGATGCCTCATTGGTAAAAGAAGCCTTTGGACGGATACCGTATTCTTTAACAGACGTCAAGCTTTTTCATACAGACCGGGGAAAGGAATTTGATAACCAAACCATTCATGAGATTCTGAATGGTTTTGGAATTACTCGTTCATTGAGTAGGAAGGGTTGTCCGTATGATAATGCCGTTGTGGAATCAACCTATAAATCTGTCAAAGTAGAATTCGTGCATCAATACCAATTTGAGACACTGGCACAGCTACGTCTAGAATTGTTTGATTATGTGCATTGGTGGAACTATCTACGCTTACATGGCACGTTGGCGTATGAAACACCGATCCAAATTCGACAACAGAGATTGGCGAAGCGAATCCTTGATAATGAGCGCGGATCTGATACCTCTGGAGAGGCAGCGTAATTGAATGATTGTGCTTCTGCCGGAGAAAATCAGATCCGAGGATGCTCATTGTCAAGGGCAATCGTAGCCATAACACCGCAGCATTCACAACACCTTATAATTTTTGTCAAAAAAAGTGTTGCCATTCCATCTGGCATTAAGAAAGGATATGAAGCCTTTGTCTTTTCATGTATTAACTTTGACTTTTCAATTGCTTCCTTGTTTTCACCGTTATCATCAACAGGATCTGTAACAACTCCAACGATATTTACACCCTTGCTTTTCATTTCATTCTGAACCTCAACCAAATCAGGAATTTCCTTTACACAAGCTGTACACCAAGTTGCAAATACATTTACCATAGTAAGATCATACTTCTCAAAATCTTTACTTGTAAAATCCTTGCCATTTATGTCCTTTGTTGGTAGTTTACGTAAATCTTTAACCGATTCTTTGTTAAATGCTTCTGTATTTTCTAAATCAGTTTTTTCTGATAGCACAAAACCATTTTTAGGACGTTCTTTTTTATCTATAATTTGAATCTCAGTTCTTTTTAATTCATCCAGAAGATTACTTTCAGCTCCGCTATTTGTGCTTAAATAGCAATCGTATTTTCCATCACTTGAAACTCCTATTTTAGTATGAGTATCACATTTTATAATTTTAGATTTTTTTCTTCTGATGTATTTTTTTCAAATATACCAATAGTCCCAATTCTTTCAAGCTCATTTTGCCAATTTTTATATCCATCGCCCATCTTTTCTATAACTGCATTCTTTTGTTCTTCTGTCATTTTCTCAAATGTCAAAATAGCATACTTTAGTTCTTTATCTATAGGACTTTGATCATCTAACATCGCTATCTTTTTATCAGCTATATAATTTCTAAATTTGTCTGAGAGTTTAAATTTAAGCCCTAAATATTCATAAACATATTCTTTCTTTGCCTCCAATGTATAATCTGATGGCTTAAAAGTTTCATTTTTGCCATTTGCATTAATTGACATGCCTTCCTCTTCAGAACTTATGGATTGTCCTTCTTTTATTTTATTGTTTTCATTACTTTTTTGACACCCAACTGCGCTTAAGCTCAAACATAATGCAAGTAATAGGCATGCTCCTCTTGGTACTATTTTTTCATAAATTATTCCTCCTTTATTTTTTACACAATAGCATTTTATAGCTACTTTCAATAACATTCTACACACCTTTTATGAAACGTTGATGAAATATAATTTTTTATTTTTCCAAACTATGGTATAACAATATAAGTATTATGCTTAAAGTTGTTCTTACACGATTAGTATATGATCGATTAATATATGAGCAAGCACAGTAAGTGTACGGACACTTACGAAAAAATTGATGAAGCAGCCCTTTGGGATCTGCTTCATCAATTTGAATCGGCTACACTAGACTAGACAGAAAAAATAAGGTGTGTAGAATAATAAAAAACACACTGGAGGATTTTTCATGTAAACAAATGTATATTTCCGCAAAAAAAGCACCCCTTTTAATTAGATTTCTAGTCTAACTTTTGGGGTGCACATCATTTTTGAGGGGAAGTACATATAGTTGTTGATATAGTTGCTAATATTGTTAGCTAATTTGTTAGTAAAACTGTATACGAATTTAGATAGTAAAAAAACAGTTTGTTCCTTATATAGAGGCACTTTTACTACTGATTAAATGTCAGATATGCTTACAAATATACTTATAAATATGCTTACAAAATTAGCTAATATTTCCGTTGACAAAGCTTTGTTACTATTGTTAAACTAAATTGACTAGCAAAAGTGAAACATAAATTTATTAAATAAATGTAAAAATTAGGAGAAATCAATGTCTTATAGAGTACAATTAATAATTTCAGAAGATGTAGAAAGTCAGCAATTTGGCACTAATGTTATTAATAAAGTAATTAATCCAGCTCTTTCTATTAATGCGCCTTTAATTCCTACTGCTTTATCATTTTCTGTAACAGCTGTGGTGTCTGAGATAGAGGATACAGAAAAGATAAAAATAGTAGAAATTGAAGTTTTAAACAAGAATGAAAAACAAATTTTTTCTACGGGTGAAGTATCGGTAAGCTTGCCTCCTCAAGTTAACGATATAAACTTTAATATAAACGCCAGAAATGTCTTGGTTGAAGAAGCAGGAGAGCATTATGCTGTTGTTAAATTTAATGGAACTGAGATTGGAAGGCAAATCTTTGATATCAAGGTCAACAAACCAGTGGAAAAAAATTAAGGAGACGATACGGATGCTTGATATAGTACCATCAAATACACATCGGAGTGGTAGCTTAATAAATTTTGCTGCGATTTTTGCTTGCGCATCGGTAATTCTAGCATCTCCAGTTGTTGTGGATGCAAGTTCTACTCCGAAAACTAAAAATGATAATCAACTTGTAATTACTACAAAAAATGAGATTAACACAATTTCAAGTAATGATGGCAAAATTTTTGATGTGATAAATACGGTTTTAAAAAGAAAAGCTGAAATCAATATAAAATATGATGAAGATTTAAACTTGTATTTCTTTGTTATCAAAACAACATCTGAATTGTTTTCCTCAGATTACGATGTTTTGGATACTCTCGATAATGTATTATCTGACTATAAATATATGGGGAAATCTGTAGTAGCAACTTTGGGGGAATAAAATGTTTGACTTTAATGAATATTTATCTATTTCCAAACAAATTGAATCAGATGATAAATATAATTCTAAAGAATCTTATAGAAGAACTGCTGTTTCAAGAGCATACTACAGTGCTTTTAAAAAATCTGATGAGTATTTGAAAGAAAATTATGATATTATTTATAATGGAAGTAGCGGAAAAGGAAGCCACCAAACCGTTTGGAATTTGTTTTCAACAGTTAAGGAATTGAATACCTTAGGAATACATAATAGTGGGTATAGAATGTTAGAGAAAAGAAAATGTGCTGACTATATTCCTAATGAAACCATTACGAAAACAGATATGGCGCTGATGAATCGAGAAGCAGAAAAAATAATAAACAAACTCACCTAATGAATTTCAAGCGAGTTTGTTTGTTATTTTTTTATTTAATCTTTGTATCTTTCTGGATCAACGAAAGTATACTTTATATAGTCATAACGCCGATGATCGCTACGTGCGTCCGGCACGTCAGTCACGATATCAAACAAAAAGTATACACCCTTCTTCATTCTAGTTTTCGCAGCAGGAATTTTGAAATAGTTCTTATTAGAATAGTAGAGATTGATTAATAAGCTATCTTCGATTGCTAAAAAGAAAACTTCTGAATTCCATACTTTATAAAAGTCTTTGATAAATCTATTTGAAGGATCGAATTTAAACCATAATTGTGTCTCATTAAAAAGCATAACCATTACTCCAATCAGTTTTTAAACTTAGTTTCTACCTCTAATATATATCGAGTTTTTATTTTGCCTTCAGAGAATACCGTTTCTTTTTTTGCAGTTACAGGTTGTTTATTTTCGGAAAAAGCTAATATAGCTAAAATTGAAACATCCATCTGGAATTTATCTTTTTCGTTGCTTTGTTCATAAAAATCTGCATATTCATCACTGATATTTTTTCTAATAAATTCTTCCATCATAAAAATCACCTCAAAACGATTATACGAACTTATGTTCTGACTGTAAAGCGATATTTGAGGGGCAAAAAAGGGGCAAAAAACTCTTACTAGTCCGTTCTAGCCTAATAATTTTAAGTATTATCAACGTTGTTTTTTCTTGATATAATGGGATTTTTGTCCAGTACGTACAAGCTAAAAACGTTTGTCTTGATGGGCGGTATGATGTAAGAAAAAGCAACTTGCTTATCTACAACTGATCATTAGTGAAAGACAGATAAAAAGAGGCTGGAACAGAAGCGTTTAACTCCAAGAAATAAGAAGAAATTCACGGAAATTGCTTTTCAAATTTTTGTGAATTTCAGCTTATTTCCGAAGGAGTTGCTTCTGCTTCCGCTGTTTATACGTGTTTAGAGCGTGAGACAAAAGTGTTCTTTACTTTTGTCTCACGCTCTTTTTTGTGTGTAATTATAATGAAAATAGTTATTTTTAATAGTTATAATATTTTATCTATTAAAAGTAAATATCCATTCACTAATAATAAAGATATATTTACAGTATCATTATAATGTATTCAATTTAAAATAAGAGACTTTGGTAATAATGAAAGAGGAATAAAACTTTTCTTTGGCAAAACAAACTCCTTGCTATGAGACGCGTTTCATACACTATACTCAAAGTATCAAAAGGAGGGCTTGCAATGAATACTTATGTAGAGATAACAGATGGCACAACGAACAATTATTTTTATGCGTTTGTCGAGTTCAAGGGATCCGTATTAACGTTGTACAGTTTTCAAGGGTTGAATAGGAATATAGTAAAAGAAATACCAATGAATGAAATCGAAAATTTGACAAAAGATATATATTGGGGCGGGCAGCGGATCAGTTTTTCGCATGAAGGAAAAATGTATCAGTTTTTTGAATGCGGTCCAGCTGTGGTAGACTATTTACAAGAAAATCTTTTTGTATAG